GACCTTTGCGAAGTCGCCGCGTTTAGCGACCGCTTCGAAATTGCAATACCAATCGTCCGCGTAGTTGTCGCCGCTGAAGTCGCACTTGGCCAAGATGAAAGTACCGCTAAGAAATTCCGAGTGCAGATCGATCACGCGGCCCGGAATCAAGTCCAGCCCGATCCCGGCTTTGAAGATCAGGCACTGGCCAGTGACGACGCCCTTGTTGCTGATCGACGGCGAGCCGATCAGCCCTGAGTCCGGATCGAGGCGGATCGAAAAGTCGTCTCGGGGTTTACCGATCTTGAGCATTTGCAGCGCGCCGTCTTGGATCGAGTAGTCGTAACCACACGACCGGCACAGGTGCCCTAGCTCGTCCGCCGCGCTGCCGCTAATCGTCACGCCTTGCGAGTAGATCGTCGCGCGGATGCCTGCGTCGAGATCGCGGATAACTTGATCAATGTTGCCGCCCTTAATGCCGAGCTCACCGACGATCCTCCGGAGGACGGTACTGGTCGAAGTGCCTGGACCAAAGCTGACGTGAATCCGACTGGTTTGCTTTTTGTCGCCACCGTCGGTGGTCGAAATGGTCGTGATGACATCGCCGCTCCCAGGTTTGATTTCGTGTTTCGAGTAGATCGCCTGACCGTAGAAAATCTGCGTGAGGTTTTCGTCGCCGCCGTAGCCGGCCGCCAGTTTGATCGTTGGGGTCTTTGCGCCGCTGATTGCCGTGCGCTGATCCGGGCTGAGATTGTAGATCTCGATTTCACACGTGTTTGGCTCGGGCTTCCAAGTCTTGGTTGCCTTGAAGCTGATCCGACGTTGCAACGGATCAGTGCTTAGGCGGATCGATTCCGAGAAGGCGTCCTTGATATCGTTGAACGACACCGAACAGAGCAGGCGGCGATTTCTGAGCTCGGGCATTAGGGTCCGTTCGCCGCGATATCTGCGAGCTCGGCCGCGTCGAAGTAGACCACGTCGACGGATCTGTTCAGATCAGTGAATCCGGCGTAGCTGATCGTCCCGCTCGGGTCGGCCGCGTAGATCTCGCCCGGCGGCATGCCGGCGATAAAGTGGAACCGCTTGAGCAGCGGTCGATTCGAAACCAACTTGAGTCCGGTCACGAACGGGACACCTTGCGTGTCCGAGATTGACAGATACCAAGCCCCCGCGAGACCGTTCCAGGCGAAGTCCAGTTGGTAGTCAACGCCGTCCAGGTTGGTGCGTTGTGACCACGCGCTGAAGTTCTCTTGCACTGGGATTATCGTGATTGACATTACCCAGTCACCAATCCCCGCAAAGCGGTCTTCTTGGGGCCGGGCGCTTCCGAGCCCGCGCCGCTCGAACCGCCGGGCTTCTTGGGGATGCCGCGGGGCTCCTTCGGAATCGGCGCGCCGAACGTCACATCGGAGGTCACGAAGCGCACTTCCTTCAGGTCTAGCTCGAGTTCGAACCCATCGCCCAATTCGGCGCTACGGTGCGGCGCCGCGTTCATGATCGCCATGTTGTCGATCGAATCGAAGCTAGCGCCGACCGTGACCAGAATCCCTTCCGTCTGAAGACGTTTGATCAGCTGCACGATCTTGCGAAAGCGCTTGCGAGGGTCGGTCGGGAAAGAGAGCGCTTGCCAGCTTGTGGGCGGGCTCGCACCGCCAAAGCCGATCGCCTTAGCCAAGCTTCCGACGGCGCTCCCTACGGCGTTTGTGAGGCCGCCGGGCGTGAAGATCGGCGGGCCGTCGGGATACTGGCCTTTGATCAATTTGAACGTATTGACCGAGCCCGGGTTGTCGGGGTCCAGGTCGCCGCGTAAGGGCGAGCCCGAAAAGTACATGACGATCTTGAAGGTCTCCGGGTCCTTGCGGTAGTGGTCCACAATCTTCGAGCCTTGCTCGACCGGGTGATCTGTGACGATCGCCGGATAGTTCGGCGCTTCGTCTTTCACCACGTCCGCGTAGATCCGCGCGAGCGAACCCGTTTCCGGCTCGGTCCACTCAATGAATGGGAGGTCTCCGAGCGCCCCGCCGATCAGTTCGTCGGCCATTAGCCGCCTCGATTTTCAAGTGCTTGGAGTGCCGCGCGGCTCGACTCACGCCCGGCCTTGCCGACCTCGCGCGCGATGTCCTGCGTCACCTTAGCGGGCGTGCCCGGCGGTACCGTGATGTTGGTCACTTGCTGACCCTGCACAACATTGAAATATGTCTGGTGTCCGGGCGTCATGATCGGCGCCGTGGCCGTGGCGGCTGCGCCGTTCGGGCCGCCGGGGTTCAGCGATGGCTGGATCGCGCCGTTCGTCGGGGTTGTGTCGCGCGCGAATTGGCGAGCGTTCGCTTCCGCCTTGAACTGCTTGTCGGCGTGTGCGTCTCGGCTCCCTTTGTCGGCCGCCAATTGAGCAACACGAGCCGTCGTGTCGATCTTGAATTCGTCCTTCAGCCCGAGCGATTCGATCAAGCCGTTCCACTTTTCCTCGATACCTAGCACGAACGATCCAAACTCGACGTTCAGCTGGTCGATCGTGCCCATAAAGGCATTGGTAAAAACGGGCAGCGTCGCGCGCATGGCATCGAAGCCTGTGACGAACCAATCCTCAGCGTCTAGGACCCAAGCACGCACGGCATCCGCCGTACCATCACCAAACCACCCATCAAGGATAGCGCCGATCTCCGAGTCCTGACCGTTCAGGAAACCCTTCAGGTCGTCGACGGCCAAGTAGATCGCCGCGAACTTCAAAGCGCCGAACAGGAACGGGGCAAGCGCACCGCCCAGCGTGACGACCAGCGCGGTCGCGACGCTCGCCACGGCCGACTCAACGAGCGTGGTTTCGTGCGCGAATTCGATGAGGCGCGTTACGCCCGTCGTGAGGTATTGCAACAGCGTCTCTACGCGCGGCAAGATCCCGATCGCCAGTTGCGATTTGAACGAATCGAATGCGGCCCCGAGGCGCACGGTCGCATGATGAAATTCTTCGGCGCGCTCGATCGCTTCTGGCGAGAACCCGCCGCCGAGCTCGCCAAACTCTTTTCGAAGCTCGGCGATCCCGTCCGCGCCTTTGTTCAGCAGGGGAATCATGCGCGCGCCGGCACGACCGAACAACTCTTGGGCGAGCGCGGCCTTGCCTGCACCGTCCTCGGTCGCCTTGAAGTGATCGGCGATCTCGGGGAGAACGTCGCCCAGTGCGCGCGCATGACCTGCCGCGTCCTTGGTAGCGATCTTCAGTTTCGCGAAAACCTTGGTTTGGCTACCGCCCTCGTCCGCGCCACCTGCTAGCGCCGTGCTGAGGCGCCGCAGGGACATCGAAAATTCTTGCGCGTCGATGCCCGCACCTTTGGCGCCGAACTGCCACGCTTGAAGCTCGGCCGTGCTGAGGCCGGTTGCTTCGGCTGTGTGCTGGATCTCTACGGCTTGCTCTGAAAGGGACTCGGTGAACTCTTTGGCGAGACGGAAGATCTCGAGTCCGGCCACGACCTTGAACGCCTCGATCAGACCCGTGACGCCGCCGGCCGCCTCCTCTGAGTGGACCTTGATCCCGTGGATGTGCTTGTCCACTGCGTCGGCTTTCGACTTATCAAAATCGAAGCCAAAATGGGCGATGATCTCTCGGAGGGCCATGGTGTGGTCGGGCGGTCAGGTCTTAGGTTACGTCAGTTTCGCTAGTCGTTTCGCTTCGGCCTCGCCGGCTTCAAGCGCGTCCAGAAGTACGTTCGCAGCAATCACATCGTCGAAGAACCATGCGCACACTTCCGTGAAGCCGTCGGGCAGACGCGGCGAAAGCGCGACGCGCCAGATCAGCCAGTCCTCTCGGCACTGTTCGGGGATTTGGAAGCTGAAAGATCCGTCGTCGGTTGCGCTTGGTCGCTTGCCTTGAGCTTTGCGCCAAGACTCAAAGCGCCATTGAAAAAACTGCGCATGGTCGTCTGCAGCGCGAAGATCAGCCACGTCAACCACATGTCCAAGGCGTCTTGGAAAATGCGATCGTTCGTCTTGCCGTCGAGTGTCGCGCTCAGTTCGCGCCCCTGTTCGTCGGTCCACGAGACCTGCGTGAGTGCGCCCAGTGTCGTGTTGAGATAGTCGATCTCGTCGCCGCTCAGGGTGTTCAGCGCGTCGCCCACGGCGCGCATGACGATCGCCGGGTCACCAGCGCTCGCCATGAACTGCCCGTAAAACGGGAACGCCCACTTGCCGATGCGGAGGGCCATGTGCGCCCCTGCGCGCCCGAGAGGTTTCTGGATCGTGAACGTGTAGTCCCCGATCGTCTTGGATTCTGCCTGTACCATGTGAGCCTGCCTTTCACGTGGGGTTTGCGGGGCTCGCGCCCCGCGCTAGATCAACTGCCGCCGAGGAAAGCTTTGTACTGCGTACATCGAAGCTTCCAGGCGCGATCCGTGGCTTTGTCGGACATCTCGTCCTTAGGCAACGCCATGACCCACATCTTCGAGATCGCGTAGACCGTCGCACCGTTCTTGTCGCGGATCAGACCAGCCACGACGCCCGCGCCGCCGGGCGTAGACAAGTCGGTCTCAAGTAGCGCCGTCAAGATGTCGTTCGAATTCGACGTGTTCTGCAGATGGATCGTGAGCGTCGCCTTGCGCACCATCTTTTTGCTGCGCGTCATGGTGCCGTCAATGCCGTCGACCTCGGAGAACCGATCGCCGTCTTCCTCGAACTCGATCATTGAATTGTCGGCAAAGCCGGACATGGTGAAGCCCGAGACGATCACGTCAACCTGATCTGGATCCCAGTATTTTTGGTCTTGTGCCATGGTGCATGCTCCTAGATCAGGTCAAATCAGAAACCGACCGATACGCTGATCGGCGAAACGAGTTGAATGGCGCCGGCTAGTGTGACCGACCCGACGAAGCCCTTAAGTACACGGTTAGCGCGGTCCGTCGGATTCGTGCTTGCGCGCAGCGGCGCGGTCATGGTCGACGTGCCCGGCACGAACAGTTCGACCGCTTCGCCGTCCAGCTGTTGCGCTACGAGCTCAGAGTAGACCTGCGAAATACCGCGGTCCGTGAACGGCACTTTGTCGTTGTTGAGCAGGAGCTGCGCGATACGCTCTTCACTGCGGATGCGGTACCAGTCCAGGCCACGGACCTGGTCGCCGAACTCGCCCGACGGGGTCTTGCCGTCGAACGTGTGTTGCCGTCCCGCGGTCGTGACGTAAGTGACGTAGTTCTTGGCGCGAAGGTTCGTGATCTGCGTGGCCGTCCAGGCGCCTGGCGTGACGCCTACGAGCGTCTTGCCGAAGAACGTTCCGCCGGCACCGACCGAGCCCGGGTCGTGCGGGAAGCGTTCGGCAAGCATCGCCACGCCCATGTAGTTGCGCGTGTCCTTGCTTGGGAAACCGACCAAGCAACGCGCGGCCGATGCCAGTTTCAGCGTGTTGCCAACGTCGGTCGTGACCGTGTTGTCGAAGTCGATCGAGTCGCAGTTGTCGAAGCCGCACAACATGTCTTGTGTCTCGGCCCAGCCGTCCGCAGCGACAATGATCGCCTTCGAGTTCATGTCGACGCTCAGGCCGTACCAGTCGGTATCCGCGTTGCGAATCACGCCCAGGTCGGTGGCGATCCCGGGGTCGGTCGTGTTGTTGACGAACTTCAGGTTGTCCGTCCACGCCGAGTAGTAGATCATGTCACCGGGCGTGGTCGTGGCGATCTGAGAGAACGTCACGCCGCCGGACGCGGTTGCGTGCGTGCTGATCGCGGCGGGGAGCGCCGTGAAAGCGGCGTTCAGACCAGCGCAGATCTCAGCGACCGTCGCCGTGCCGTCGGACGTGAAGCTGACCGTGTAGTCGACACCCTTGTAGGACGCGACGAAGGAATACACCGTCGAGTTGAGCAGGGTCCCCACGCTGAACTGAATGACCTCACTCCACGGCGTTTGCAGACGCAGGAGCTTGACCTTATCGGGCCGCGGGCTTTGCTGGAACGCGCGTTGAACCATGATATAGGCCGGCTCGTAGGCGAGGAAGCCGTCCGTCGTCATGTCGGCCAAGTTCGTGTAGGTGCGATTCAGGTCCGCGTTATGCGTGTGATACGCGGCGCACGCGACTGTGCCGAAACCGACCTGGGTCAAGGCGGGGCCCTGCACGCTCAGAACGACGTTTGCGAGATCTTGTAGGGCCATGAATTTCCTCTCAGGTCAGTGGTGCGATCAGCGTGCTCGGCAGTTTGCCGCCCGCGTATTTCGGAGCGACTACCGTTTGAATGGTCGTGATCGGATCGTCCGTCGCGAAGTCCGCCGCGTTCAGGATAACGTCCAGCAGCGTCACGTCGACTTTGCGATTGTTCGTGTCGAAGTAGTCCGTCGAATGTGACGGGGCGAATTTCTGGATCGCGAAGCCCGCCGCGTTGATCGAGTCGAGCACGCTCGGCAGCCGCAGCCGCGTGCGGATCCGTTCGATGTAGTAGTCCGAGTCGCGCGCGCTGATCGTCTGCTCGTGACACTCGACCTTGAACTGCAGGGTGATGTAGCGCTGACCCGAGACCGTTTGAACAATCGATCCGAGCGGCGCGCCCGGGCCGGCGTACGTGTCGCCCGGCGGTTGCACGGCCGGGTTGTACTTTGAGCGGAGCTCGTCGCGACCAAAGCCCACAATCGCAAGCACGGCGAAGGTCGCGCGCGCCTGGGCGTTCGTGCCCGTGGCCAGCGTGTGACCCAAGCCATCCGTGATCACGCCCGTGCCGATCTGCGGGAAGCGAATCGAGTTGTCCTCAGGTTGCGTGAGCGCGCCCGGGATGCCGGTCACCACGTCACACACAGCCTGCAAGGTCGTGTAGAGAGCGGTCAGATCCATCAAGCACCCGTCTTTACTTGGTGTGTGATCGACGATCGGAACTGGCCCGAGTTGATCAAGGCGGTCGTCTTGGACGGGCCCTTGCGCGCCTGCGTGGCGGCCGTCACGGGCGGGGCAATACCTGCCGCGATGCGTTTCTGGATCCCGCCGACCAAAGACAAGCCGAGCAGGTTCATGCCTTGCTCCTGGTTGATCTTGCCGGCTTCGACCTGGACACCTACGCGGCGCACTT